ATCTAATTCATTGAGACCATTCACCATCATATTAGTAATTGTTTTTGTGAGTCCATTTTCAATAGTATCATCGTATGTTTCACTTGTAATAGGGAGTGAATGGATGAAATCAGTTAGATTCATCGCATTCTTGCAATGGTCATTTAAAAACATTTGTATATTGAATTGGTTGTTTGTAATGTTATGACTGTTTGTCATATTACTTATAGTATTGCTTCCCATATGTGGTAATACTTCCATCATCTTTTCCATCACATCCTGATTCTTCAATAGCATTTTGATGAGGGATTCTTTGTCTATATCTTCAATTGTTTGATTACTAGATATAGATGTAAAATTACTATCATTATGTGTGCATTTTTTTTTATGCGTGAATAAACTTTGTCTATGCTTGTATACATTACCACAATTGCATTGAAAATGTTTGGCGTTTTTTGGCGCGATATAGTCAGTATTTGTCAGTATTATGTCAGTATTTAGATGTTTGCGCGTCACTATATGTCTATTCCAGTCACTAGTCTTACTGCATATAAAGTTACATTTATCACACATAAATTTTTTGGCGTTTTCCGATGTAAAAATGTCAGTCATTATGTAAGTATTATATACTTACATAAAAAACGCCTAAATCATTTTCAAAATATACTTATTTTTTTAACAGTAACAAACCAAAAAATCGAAAAGTCAAAACGAGAGCATTATGCTCACAACCACTTTTTTCACCTTTTTTCAATACTTAAAAGCAAAAATCAAAAAATTACACAAGAAAACCTTGTGTAATTTTCAAAAGTCAAAAATGAAATGTGAAAACACGAAAAAAGTAAAATTACTACATACATCTAAGTATTTCCTGTTTTTTTTGGATCGTTGTTATTCCCTTGATATGTAGGTAGCACACTACATCACACTACATAAGTGTATCAGTGATATGTGTTTATGGATAGGTCTCAAGGGAGTTTTACCTACATAGAATTCTCATAAAAAGATCCTCGCATTTTCCGAAATCCAAAAACAGGGTTGTTCATTCGTCGATATCCCGCGATGTTATATCGAATAATGCCAACTTATCTCTCTATACATGAAATCAGCATACTTTGTTGCATGTCAATGGAGATATTGGATAATTGTCATCGTATTCATATAGTTTGATATGAATGCAATATGTGTATGTAGAGAGAAAATACAAATAAACAAATTTAATGGAGATGTATTATGAATATTACATTAGATTTATTTGAGTTGTCGTATATATCACTGTGATTGATGATTGAAATCCCGCGTTTTTTAAGTGTATACTTTTGTGTTGCTTGGATCTTTAAATCACACACGGGTACGAGAAACTCGGTGTCGTTGGACTCAGTATAAGTAATATATTGCGTATTTAATATAGTAGTAATCGGGTGATAAATATGTATCACTAAGTTGTTATCATTGTCGATTGTAATGTTTTCAGGTAAGTCAGGTATACACTTGACTATTAAATCATTTGATTTATGCCTGTAATGGATTTCGTCGTGCCAAAGTGGTACATAATATTTTTCATTGTCAAGTTCTAGTATATAAATGTTATCATTCAACAAGTCATTTAACGACGGATTTAATAATATGATGTTGTCGTTTTTAATCTTCTCATTAATGATTATCTTTATTTTTTCAACAATATCGGTAGGTATATATAATATGTGCTGGTAATTGTTTATAAACTCGAATATTTGTATTGCCTTATCCTTGTCCATATTCTCAAATAGAGATACCGATAGTTTATGGCAATCATTTACAATAATGGACACTACTTTATACACCTCATTAGAGTTACCGACAAAGAACGAAGAGAGAAATTCCTGAATTAATAATTTATAGTCGAATACATCATAACTACCCGGTATATATGTATTGCGTTCTTCCTGTAAAAATGTAGTTAGCAATTCATACGCTTCTGAAATATCCTTAAATCTATTCGCGTAAATACCATCTATATCGGGAATATGTTTGTCTGGGTGAAATTTCAACGCCATTATTCGATATTGTTTCTTCAAGTCTTTGAGAGAAAATGGAGAGTTAATTTCTAAATGCAAACAAGCAGAATTAAAATCCATGTAAAGTATTTATTATTTTATAAAGATAATTCTCTAAATGGTAAATAGGTCTATAGTTATTGTTGTAGTATTGCAAAAAAGAATAGGTTTCTATAAATATATAAGATAAATCATCTTCTTTTAATTTATTATTGGTATATAATTTCATAACAAGGTTCCATATAACATAACCGATTTCAATATCGTAAATAAATACATCATATAACATATCTCGAAATCCAGCAAACTTAATATCGTCTGGATTACACAATGTTCCATACAAGATGTCTATATAAATATCATTGTTTACATTCGTCGATTGTGTATTGGAAATTAAATTTTTGATATTAGATATTTTATGTAACTGTATATCCAACCCTATCTTTTTCCCAACAACCTTGGTATATGCGTTCTTAGACGGTCTTGGTATTGATATAATATTAAAAGTATTCAGCACATTTTCTGGTATGAAAGAAATACTTTCTGTCAATAATATAAAAGCAATCTTAATATTTGCATCGTTTTGTTGAATATAACTATAAAAACAATCTAACAGCTCTGGATGTATTTTATGGAAATTTTTACAAACGAGTATACCAGTTTTGTTCATTCGTGCGGACAGTACATCCGTTATATTAATATATATTTCATTCCATAACATTTTTGAATTACACCCAAGTAATGCCATATCTATTTCAAAGTGAATATCACTTATCTTCAAAAAATAATTTGTTTTATTATATACACAGGTCAATTTCTTCTCATACTTTAAATTACTGTTACTATATTGCTTAATACTGTGCAGCATTTGACTGTATTTTCCTACACCACACGGGCCGTAATAAATAATATTTTTCAATTCGTCAATATTTGTAGGGAAATTGCGCAAAGTTTTACTAACCGATGGGTGTAAATTTTGCATATTTACCTTTTGTATATATTCGTCAAAGTGTGTTTCTAAAAATTTCATGTAAGTACTAGTGTCATGAAATCTTTATTAGGTAATCACCATTATATATATGATACAAAACAGATAAAGATATATTAATGATACATATATCAATTATGAATATTGTACTTACACTACAACAATTTAACAAAAATAATGTATATTTTGGCGATGCAATCGAAAATACAGTAATGGACGATAGCAAATTCATTAAAGTAATGTATTCAAATGAGTTAGTTGTTTTAAATGGAATATTTTTAGAGGCCACTATAAAGACATATCAACCAGAAGAATACTTCAAAAAAATAAAATACTCATTTGACTTACGGGCTAATAGAGATATATTAGACTCTATTTATAAAATAGAACACGACATATTAAATAAGTACAATACACACAAACAGAAAAAATATATCATTCGTGATTCATTATCAACCGGGTCCTTGAAAATATTTCCATCTTCATTTAATGAAGAATTTACCAAAAGAGGGTCGAATGTCATTGTAAAAATTTCAGGGCTGTGGGAAAACAAAAACGAGTGTGGAGTAACATACAAACTAAGCCTGGTGTAGAAACTACCCGTCAGTAGAAAAGTATTCCAATATGACTTGTAAAATACCTACAAATCCAATATTAGCAACCGTAAGTATTAAAATAATGCTACTCATTTCAGACGCTAAAGCAGTCATTGTGGTTGCATTGGTCTCGCCACCAGTAGAGCCTCGTAACTTGTCCATTAAGTATTTAATGACTAAAGATATTTGAACTAATATTAAGAATCCAGACACCCCTGAAAATTGATAGTATTGAGGTGCGACTTTACCACTGTTTATGGGTTCGTAGAAAACTATATTTTGAAATAATAGTAATGATAATACAATCAGTGTTAATATAACGGGTAATGCATTCTTTAACATAATCTTAAAGAACCCCATTATACCTTGTGAGAATTGAGATTTTGAAGAAATCGCAAAAGAACTAATAAGCAGACCAATTAATGCTAAAACACTGAATCCATATCCCCATACGGTAGCCTTTGCATACTCGTCTTTGTTTGCGAAAATAATTCTGATAAGAATGCCTAATATGCACAGAAATGAGAATATCTTAACATCGTATGGAATTCTATTTATAACTGGAATATTATTTTCATTAGCAATGATTGGTGGCATATACATTATACCGTTATTTTTTACTTGCATATTTTTTTGTTAAAATCAAGCATTTACTTTAGATATTAGCATATCAACATATTGAATATCTAAAGTAAATGCGACCAATTAATTTCTCCATTTAATTTATATCATGAGTAGATACCCTCAATATAATGTTAATAATGAGCATCAATTAATTAGAAGACAAAATACATATGTATTAGATAGGAAACTAGTTACCATTCACAGCGAGGACAGAGACATAAATAAATGGCCAAATAGTAACCATTTTGAAGTGACTATTCCTGAGGATGTAAACAATGTTCAGTCTATGCGATTGGTGGAAATACATTTACCCGCAAATCAATATGTATTTAGCAATGTGCAACAGAATACTAAATTAAATTTTAGATTACAACCAAATATTAGAAGTGCTCCCACATTAAATGTATATCTGTTTTTAATAACAAATCCTCAATATAGTATCGAGATACAAGAAGGTAGTTACGAACCTGTCCAATTAGCTTTAGAGATAGAAAATTTAATGAACAAAGCGGTAAATGATTTTATTCAGCAACATATACCCAGTTATAGTTATATCTATTTTAAAGTACACTATGACAAAGTTGGTAATAGATTATACTTTGGTAATTCTTTTGATAATTTCTCTTTAGAATTTGCTGATAATATAGCATATGATGTATCGTGTAATACGACAAATGACCATCAGTCATCTGGTATATGGAATCAATATACACGATGGGGATTACCTGCATACATCGGATTTTCAAAAGAGGCATATCAAGCACAGAATACTAGCGGTATAGCATTTTATTATGACACTAGTGTAAATTGGCTCGAACCAGACCCAACAGAATGGAATGGTTCATCACAGCAAGTTGCCTATTTTGTAAAATCGCCATTTACATTTAATAATTTCGGGGAAAGTGCAATTTATATGGAGCTTGATAAATACAATAGTATAGATGAACTGAAACCATACTCTCAAGCAACAAATAATACATACAATAATGATTATAATGGTAGAGTCAATTCTGCATTCGCTAAAATACCAATAAACCCAACAATTTCGGATCAAATTTTTGATTCAAGAAATGGATTCCTACAAAATGTTTCTCAATATCATCCACCTATAGAAAAAATTAGAAAGTTAAAGGTAACATTTCGCTATCACGACGGAAGAATGGTGGATTTCAAAGATACCAATGTTGACTTTACAATCGCATTTAATCAACTGAAAGACGAAATATCCCGCGATTATGAAGTCCGCGTTCCTGTAGATTATTTACTATAATGGATTTCAAATATTACACCATTGAAGAAACATATCTCTCAATATCATCAATCGAACATTTATTGTAATCCCCTTTGAAACCATTCAATTTAAGAAACTTGGGTTTGGTCATTTTATCTGTTTTATAAAAGATATAATGTCCGTATTTACCGTTGCGAATGCTTGTATCCGCGTTAATAGTGCGAATAATATTACTATTTGAAGACGATGATTTAGTCTCGATAATTGGGATAATATCGGCAATTGTAATATCATCCACTTCTTTGGTGTTAGTAATAGTGCTAATTGATTTATTTTCACCATTCCAAACAATATAATATCCGAACTTTCCTTTTTTCATTACAACATCAAACTGTTTATAACTACCAATGACTTTATTCAGATTGGTGTCTTCTATCAATTCCTCCAACTTATACTCACCTCTTTCTAATCGTGACATATCAAGATCTTTCTTACAGTTGATAAATGTAGTAACGCCATTTACTTCTTTCTTAATAACCGGTCCATATTTGCCAATCATAAATATGTGGTTATCGTCTACAGCAACGGTCTTTTTATCAACCATTTTTAGATCTTTCGAACAGTCGTTTATGTCATTTAAACATTCACCACATAAAGTATGCCATATTTTATTACCCTTTGCTATAACGTCCAAATTAGTCTCCATATTTTTCGTATATTCGTAATCAAATAATTTATCAAAGTGTGTCAAGAGAAACTCCAAAACCAATACACCAAGGGGTTGAACAACTAATTTTTTTTTCTCGTTGCCGAATTCGCGCTCGTCCTCTATTTCAGTCATTTCGTCTTTTATTAATTCGTAGTCGACACATTTAATCTTTTTCCCCTTTACATTATCTATTTTTACATATCCGCGTTCTTGAATTTTTTCAATAAGGCTGGAAAATGTGGACGGTCTTCCAATACCGCGTTCTTCTAACAATTGTACAAGTTTGGCTTCCGTATAGTGCGATTTTAAATCTTTGACACTTACCTTGGAGACAATCTTATTATACTCTACTCTAACGTTGTTTTTGATAGTTTGTAAAAACTGGAATTCAGGATTTTCTTTATCGTAGCCTTTTACAATTTTCCAACCGGGGAACTCTGCTATCTCGGTGCTATATCTATACTCCTTTTCCATGGGCGATGTAATTTTAGCCGTAATAGATTGGTACAATGCTGAACTCATACAGCTCTCCACAGTAGTTGACCAAATTAAATAATATACCTTTTTTTCCTTTGCAGAATATGAATCCTCAATCTTCTCCAAAGTCACTTCTGTCGGACGAATCGCTTCGTGAGCTTCCTGTGCCGTACTTTCCTTGTCGTCCTTCTTCCCTTTCTTTTTCGTTTTTTCTACTTTTCTTTCACTTAATCTATTTACATCGTCGTGCAAATATTTATCACCATATGTATCTTTGATATAATCGCTGGCTTTCTGAATGAATTCAAGACTATATGTGGTACTATCTGTTCGCATATAAGTAATATATCCAGCTTCATATAGCTTCTGACAAATACTCATTGTCTCTTTTGGGGAAATATTTAATTCGCTCGACGCCTTTTGTTGTAAAGAGCTGGTGGTAAATGGTGTAGGTGGATTTTTAGTCGTTTTTTTAGGTGTAGAGCAATTGTATAAATGATTATGTTCTACCGAATCTTCTAAAAATTGTTCCATTGTGTTTACTGCAGTATTAAACCCAACTATTTCAAAATTATGATTCAATGTGAACCCTAAATTCATTTGAGTAAAATATCCGGTAGTATTATACACTTTTTTTCCTGGAGACGCATCAATGTCTTTTTGATTATCGTATACTAGCCGTAATGCTGGCGTTTGACATCTTCCTGCAGACAATCCTGCTTTTGAATTCCTTGAAATATGTTGCCAAAGAATGGGGCTAATTTTATAACCGACAAGTAAGTCTAGCACCTGTCTTGCTTGTTGCGCATGGACCATATCCATATTTAAAGAACCTGGATTATGAACAGCCTTTTCAATCGCTTTTTTTGTAATTTCGTGGAATATGATTCGTTTCGTTGTTAAAGGAAGTCCGAACACTTCACATATATGCCATGCAATTGCTTCACCCTCGCGATCATCATCTGATGCTAATAGCACTTCATTGGCATTATTTATGGCTGTCCGCATTCTATTTATTTGTTGAGTTTTCGTGGACATATGCTGAAAATTAGGTTTAAAATGGTTATCAACATCAATGTATTTAATACCAGGAAGTTCTTGGATATGTCCATAACTGGCTATACATTTGTATCCAGGTCCTAAATAGGACTCTATTTTTTTGCACTTCGCAGGTGACTCTACAATCACTAATGTATATGTCATTGTTTATTTGTGGTATTGATATATAATTATTTGTTTTACATATCAATTTTATCTCATTTTTCTTTTCGGTCGGTATATCTACATTTATCTCAATTGTGATATGACAATTACTTTTGCGAATTGGCTTTAAATTCAGCCCACGAAATTTGTTCAGCCGGCTCTTTTGTATCCTCCTCACCAGTTTCTGCGTTTAATTTATTGGCTTTTCGTAGTGCACTGTCAATATAAATTTCTTTTAACAATTTACCAACTTCAAATGACCCCTCGTGTTGGTCTAGACCACCCTCTTCGATGGCGTGTAATACATTTATTAACCTGAGTAGAATTTGTAAATTGATTTCGTCCTTTTTAACCTTGTTAAATATATCTGTATATTGGTTGAATAAAAATGAACATTTGCTAACACAGAGTGCGTCAAATTGTTCTGGATTTGATTTAGCCAATCGAGGATTTTCACGCTTAATTTTCAACAATTCATCCACCTCCTCTAGAATTTTTTTACTATGTTTCAATTCGCGGATTAGTGGTGTATTATTTTCGGCATCATTTGCCTTGATCATTTTTTGCAAATTGAGTCTTTCAGAATCATTCATTTTGTATATGTGTATATGTTTAATTATATGTTTAAACCTAAACTTTTTCTAAATATATGTTATACAATGACGAATTTTAATCCGAATCCGAATGAAAGCAATTCGGGAGTGATCCCACTAGAAAATGCTCCATTATATCCAGGAGCATCATCGCCTAGAGAATCTGCACTAATGTATAGAGAACATCAGATAAATGAACAAAATAACTTGAATAAAATGGGTGGAAAACGTACACAAAAAAGAAAGACAAAATCGAGGAAAACCCACAAAGGAGGTGCAATAACTGTCCCGTCATTTACAACGGTGGGTCCACAAGTATCGGCTGGTAATCAAAATCCGAATGGTGCTAGTCAATTCGCAAATACAAATTTACTCCAATCTAATGAGAACGGCGTGTGTGATAAATGTTTTGACCCAACGAGTAGTCCTATATGTGATACACCACAATGTAATGCGCAAGTTGGTGGTGGGTGTGGAAATTCTGGATTAATAAGTGATGGACAAACATGGGGATGTATGAGCGGGGGGGCATCTAGGAGAATCAATAAATCCAAGAAATCTATGAAATCCAAGAAATCTATGAAATCCAAGAAATCTATGAAATCCAAGAAATCTATGAAATCCAAGAAATCTATGAAATCTATGAAATCCAAGAAATCTATGAAATCCAAGAAATCTATGAAATCTATGAAATCCAAGAAATAAAAATAACAATATAATTTAATATGAGATCTAGTGATATTACATTAACCATTGTCATAATATTGATTTTTGTAGGTATGTATTTCTACAATATTTTAGCAGTAGGTATTAAAAATATCAAGGACAATTGGCCTGTATATCGATGTAACCCATCAGTAATGCCGTTTGCTGGTATGTTTGGACATGATGTTGGTCGTAATTTTACATATTGTATTCAAAATATGCAATCCGATTATATGGGTTATTTATTACAACCATTAAATTATTTGACATCTGTCCAAAACAATACAATGGGGACATTAATGGAGTCCATACAGGACATTCGTGGATTTTTTAATGTCATTCGCAATTTTATTACTTCAATCGTGCAAAGTATATTTGGTATTTTCTTAAATATATTAATCCAAATGCAATTTATGCTTATAAAGATGAAAGATATGGTAGGCAAAGTTGTTGGTGTGATGGCAACAATGATGTATATATTGCAAGGAACAGTAATGACAATGGAGTCAACGTGGGCAGGGCCTCCTGGTGCAATGGTGAGAACAATGTCAAAAATAAAAATCTAAATTCAAATTTAAATTCAAATTTAAATTCAAATCTTCTCATATGTCAAACATTCCTATTGGCAATATTATTTTGTAAATTACATTTATTTATTATACATTTAATTTATATGGATAACAATGTTTTTAATGTAATAAATAAATTATATAGTAAAGCCGGATTTTTAGAAAAATATGGTGGTTCATTATGGACTTCAATCATAATAGCAATCACTATGTTTTTAGCAATATCGTATTATAATGTATTAAATAACGTACAGCCGATCAAAGCCGACTGGGTGAATCAACGATGCAAACCAAATGTTATGCCATTTGCTGGAATAATCAATCCACCCAATCCAAATGAAATGAGTGCTTTTGAGTTTACGAGTAACAATTTTACAGATTGTGTACAGAGCATACTACAAGACATTATTGGTATTTTTTTAGCACCATTTTATTATTTAATAAAAGCAATAGACGATGCCATTAAAATTATGGAAGAGTCGCTTCAGGCTATTCGTGGTCTGTTTAATGCAGTTCGAAATTCAGTGATAAATGTATCTTCAGACATAATGGCTAGATTATTAAATTTTTTAATACCACTTCAAATGATTCTGATAAAAATAAAAGACACGATGAGTAAAACACAAGGAGTAATGACCGCTGGAATTTTTACATTATTGGGAATATACGATACGCTTAGAGCCGCTATAGGTGCTATTGTGGAAATCGTCGTAACAATTTTAATAGGAATTGCTTCTATCCTCATGGTATTATTTGTAATTCCATTTGGTCTAGGAATGCCATTTGCCATACCATTATTGGTAGTATTTTTAATGATATTAATACCAGGTGTGATGGTTTATATAATAGAAGTAATGATATTGAAAAAAATGGTAAATCCATTACCCGGAATACCAACTTGCTTTGATGGAGAAACCGATATCACATTAAATGATGGGTCCGTCGTAAAAATGAAAAATATCGAGACCGGAATGATATTACAAGATAATAATGAAGTAACATCCACTATGGTAATGGTATGTAATGATGATATATATAGTGTAGATGATATATTATGTACTGGAAATCATAAAGTGAGATACAACAATGGGTGGATTCGTATTAAAAACCATCCAACTAGTGTATTAACCAATATCAGATTTGACAAGGTATACTGCATAAATACCAGTGATAAAACAATTAAAATAGGAAACCATATATTTAGTGATTATGATGAAATGGAGAATCACGAGATCTATGAACTAATAGGTAGGTGTAGTAAATATTTACCATCCGATAGAGAATTCGATTTGAAACATCTTCATGAATTTTTAGATGGTGGATTTAGGGAAGATACACAGATTGCGTTGTCTTGTGGTGAAAATATTGATATAAAAGATGTACAAATAAACGATACGCTGCGTTTTGGAGAAAAGGTGGTTGGGATTGTTAAAATAAATGCGACCGATTTGAAGACAAAAACATACACTTTACCGGACGGACGAATCATTAGCGGAGGACCTAATCTACATATATGCGACCCAGATTTAGGAACTATGCATACGCTTACTATGAGTGGAAATGTCTCGAAATATTCACATATTTATCATTTAATAACAGATAAGTCGTCATTTCATGTAAATGGGATACAATTTTGCGATTATAATAGTTGCATAGACAAGTTCTTAGATAAAAAACAGACTTATAATCAACAATGAAAATTATAATCAACAATGAAAAATACAATCAACAATGAAAAATACAATCAACAATGAAAAATACAATCAACAATGAAAAATACAATCAGCAATGAAAATTATTTTTATATTTGAATTATATATATAATATGGATTTGAAAATATTTGGGATAGCTTGTCGTTTAGAAATTATCGTCATATGTTTACTTGTTGGTGGTATTTTAGGTGGACATTTATTGTGTTCCTGTAGTCGCATTGGTATGCAAGAAGGTATGGCTCTAATGGGGGCATCTGTCGATTATGTTATGGGTCAAGAAACTGCTAATAGTTGGGCAAACAAAGCCAAGTTGTACGCTTCCAGTATGGGATATAACGCGAATGATAAAAAATATTCTCAAAATAAAGGCACACCTGTTCCTCTACCAGAGGGACAAATGTATATGTTCTCTGAGAATAAATTCACACCCGAATGCTGCCCTTCCACATATTCTTCTAGTACTGGATGTGCTTGTATTACAAAGGAGCAAGTAGATTATATTAATCAGCGTGGTGGCAATCGCACAATGGCTCACTCTGAATACTAAATATTCTTTACATAATATTCAATTGCGTAAATCAATGTTATGATACAACCTACAATAATAATAGTAATTATGGTACTATTATTATTTACATCATTATACAATATTCAAATGTCTAAATTTGTGTAGCAATATACGTCTGACTACACTGTAATATTGTATTTTTGTTTCGCATATCTTTCCAGAGAAATATATTCAGAATAACCATTCTTAAAATAAATATCGCGTAATTCAACGGTTCTTACTTTGTTGTCAGAATGTACCTTAAAATTAGTGTCATTTTGTATCGAATACTTGCCAATATCATAATATTTATTGAATTCACTGCACTTGTATACAAGTGGGCAAATCTTATCTATGGTGTACAATTCTATTCTAACTACTTGAACGATATAAGTATGCATCGCAGAATACTTCATTGATCAAAGGTATACATTGTATGAATGTATACCTTTAAATATTCTAAGGTGTATATTGTTTACACTATTACATATTCAATTCGCACTTGCTACAGTATTTAATCTTTTTCGTTTCACCGTCTAATCCGACATCAATAGTATCATCAATTATTTCGTGAAGACATCTATTATACAGTTGACTTTCAATATATGTAGATAGGTGTCTATTTCTTTCCTTTTTTTTTAGCATTTTTTTTAAAAACAACTTATTATCATCAGTATAATAAGACGACATCTGACAAACACTAGATACACTTTGATAATAATAATCAGAATTATATATTTCTTCTTCGAATGCGTCTAACAAGTCATTTTGCTTATCGATCGAACGTTTCATATTTGATAAAAAAACAATATGATTATCGCTTAGATTATTCTGTTGCTGAACCATGTTGTTATTTAATTTTCTATCCCCACTACACATTCTATACTTTAGACGGTAAGTTGGGGTAATCACATTTGTTATATTTTTACTATTCATTATTGAATGTATTATTAGTTACAGTATCTTGTTAACGAATCTTTATATCTAAATATAAAGTGTATTGAATAAATGGCGCCTCGAGTCATCGTCCTTTTTAATGAGGGAGTTAAGAGCGTCTTTTGTAACCGTAAAGGGAAATTCAACTTTAAGGGTCATCTCTTTTTCAAATAGAGAAGATCCTGGTTTCATCAGTCTATATAGATTGAGCTTGGTATAGATAATCTCCAAACATCTCTTTAGATTTCTTACACCCTTTTCTTCATTTGTATAAGTCTCAATAATATAGTCGATTGTTTCATCGGGAATGACAATATCGTCTTTTTTAAAGTTCACTTGAGTAAGAATAGTTGGGATCAAATAGTCGTTGGAAATAACGCGCTTATCTTTCTTCTCATATCCGGCAGTCTGAATCTTATACATTCTGTCAAGTAGAATCGGATTTACCTTTGACTCATCATTATAACTAAAGATGAAGAGACATTTGCTCAAGTCGAAATCAATTTCTGAAAAGTACTTGTCGTGGAACTGACTATTTTGACTCGTATCTGTAAGGTGAGTGAGAATACCAGCAATCTCTTCTCCCTTTGGCGTATCACTGATTTTATCGAGCTCGTCGAAATAAATCACGGGGTTCATAGACTTTGTCTTGACAAGAATATCGACAATCTTACCCCAAGTACTACCTTCATATGTATAACTATGTCCCTCGAGAAAACTACTATCCGTTGCTCCACCCAGAGCAATGAACGCGAAATCGCGATTTAAAATCTTACTAATTCCTTCCTTTACAAGAGTAGTCTTACCAGTACCCATAGGACCTTTGATAGCAATAGCATTGCCGATAGATTTGGGGTTACTAATCCATTGACCAACCATTTGCATGATTTGTAACTTTGCGTCATTCATACCATAAACAGCAGTATCCAATAGACCCTTTGCATTCTCCATATAACCATGACATTCTTCAATACCATTATCAATGGTAATAGGTAGTGATCTATGCACATTGAAAGGGATTTGCATAAAAGTGTCAACCCAATTTTTAATCTTATAATATTCACCGTTTCCTGGATCCATATGGCGCAGCGATGCAATCTTATTTAATGCAATTGTTTTAAGATGAACTGGAATGTCAGATTCTAGAAGAGTTAATCTATATGGTTTTTGTACAATACTCACCTTGTTAATCTCTTCTACTTCGCGGATAACCTTTTTCTGCTCTTCCGTTGTTAGTTTATCCTTAAAGAATTTATAATCATTCATCAGATTCTTTTTATTAATAAGGCGTTTAAATTGAAGAGTATTTTTGGATTTTTGTCCTTTCAGTCGCTTCTCGTTGGCCTTTCGCAAAGATTTCTCTCGCTTCTCCAATTCTCTAAGCCCATCAATAGCAATCTTATTGCTATCATCTTTGTCAAGAATATCTGTAAATGTTTTCCTAACTGTCTCGATTGTTTCCAGTTGTTTCTCCAATGAATCATTTTTCTTGTTTTTTTTGGTTGGAGACTCATCCTCATCGTCATCATCATCCTCATCCTCATCTTCATCTTCATCCTCGGCTTCATCCTCATCTTCATCCTCATCTTCATCCTCATCCTCATCTTCATCTTCATCCTCATCATAATCACTGTCTTCGTCTTCATCATAATCACTGTCTTCGTCTTCATCCAATGTGGGATCACCAATAGTGAAAATAATATTGAATCCTTTCTTACCTCTCATAGAGACAATGTTATCATCATCTTCTTCCTCTTCGGTTTCGTATTCGCTTTCTTCTTCCTCTTCTTCTTCGGACTCAACAATATTTTTTTTGGGTTTATTCTTAGATTTTGATTTAGGTCTAGCATCTGTCTTACTAGATTTCTTGGAAGTTTTGCGACTGGTGCTGTTTGTTTTAGATGATCGTTTCTTTCTACATGTATCTTCCTCCTCCTCCTCCTCTTCATCTTCCTCCTCTTCCTCATCTTCTTCTTCTTCCTCTATTTCACCATCTTCTAATACTTCATTCTTGAGAAGTTTCGATTCTTTTTTGATTTTGTTAGTAAGAAATTTAGATGGAAATATTTTATTAACAAACTTTCTATATTCATGCATATCCATTTGCTCTTCTTCGCTCTCGCTATCACTTCGTACACTATGTTCATCACCACTACTACTATCAGAATCTTCGTTTCTTTTCAACTTCTTATTGTTGGGAAGATTTTTAGAACGTTTGTTGGTCATTTTCTTAGATGATTTAGAATTCTTGTCTTTAAAACCAGGCATTGTTAATTATACTATGCAAGATGGTTTTTATTTAAATACTAGTTCAATTTTTTCTTTTAAAAATAAAAAATTGATGATTAAAAACTAGTTAAATATAATATAATATTATAAGGAAGCATGACAAATAAATCCAATGAGACCATTCCTAAAAAGAAGAGTTCAAAAATTATAGGAATACAATTTAGTATTTTGAGTCCAGATGAAATTCGCAAAGGCTCTGTTGCTGAAATTACATCAAGGGATACCTATATTAATAACAAACCAGTGATTGGTGGATTATTTGACCCGAGAATGGGTGTGCTTGAACCAGGATTAATTTGTCCAACGGATGGACTAGATTATATGGAAACCCCTGGATATTTCGGGCATATTGAACTAGCCAGACCGGTGTTTTACATTCAATATTTGAATACTATTATGAAAATATTGCGATGTGTATGCATCAAATGTAGTAAGTTGAAAATTAGTAAATCAAACTACAAACAAGCTCTCAAGATGAGTGCCGACGAGAGGTGGAATTATGTATTTAAGTTAGCCAGTGCATCCTCTATTACCCGTTGTGGTGACGATAGTGAAGATGGTTGTGGATGTCTTCAACCCAAAAAGTTTAAAAAGGAAGGTCTCGCTACATTATTTGCCGAATGGGATAACGTGGCTGGATTAACTGATGAGGACAAAGACAAACTAAATATGAAGCTCACTCCAGAGATTGTATTGAAAATCTTCAGACGAATATCCGACGACGATGTTAATTTTATGGGATTCAGTCCGGTTTATTCCAGACCTGACTGGATGATTTGTCAAGTGCTGGCTGTACCACCACCTGCTGTAAGACCTTCTATTAAGATGGATGGTCAGCAACGTAGTGAGGACGACATTAGTCACATCTTGGTGAATATTATCAAGGCCAACAAGACCCTTCAAGAAAAAATTC